TACTCTTTCTGCATTATTCTTTTCTGCAGCATAATCAAAAATGACTATAACTTCTTGTGTTTCTGGATTATAAGTTTTAATGCGTCCAGAAAAAGATGATGTTGAAATTGAAAAATTATTTACAAAATTGTATCTTGGTTTGTAAAGAGATACAATCTCACCATCAAAATGATCTCCTTCTAATGTACTATCTTGTGCTCTTATTACGGTAATGGTATTTTCAGAAATAGATGCTACTTTTACAATTTCTTTTCCTACTTTCAATAAATCTCCATTTGAAACACCAATAGTGCTGTCTACAACTAATTTTGTAGATCCTATAGAAAATCCAGAATGGTCTACATATAAAGTCAATCTAGAACTACCAGAAGTTGCTGTATTTGATCTAGATAGTGATTGATCTGATACCCCTAGATAATCTGCTTTTTTATAACCAGATCCACCATTTTGTAATACAACAGATGAAACTACACCAGCAGAAGATACAATAATAGTTGCCTTTGCTCCCGTACCAGAACCACCAGTTAGTGAAATATTTGTATATGTTCCAGGGGCATAGAATGCTCCACCATTAAGAATTTCAAATCTTCCTATACCAGTATAATTGATAGAAGATTGATATGTTGGAGCTTTAAATTTTGCTAATTGATATAATCTTTTTCTAAGATAATAAGTTTTTGTTTTGGTTGTATCATTTGGTAAGATATCAACTTTTATTTCATCTCCAATTCCTAATCCATGATTGACCGAAGTTTCTATTAAAGCAACACTTTGGTTTACATCAAATGGAACTAAACCATCGCTTAAAGAAGTTAGAGTTACAATTCTAGATCCAGATGTATTGAATAAATCATTAGATTGAATAAAATAATTATCATTAACCACCCAGGTTCCAGTAAGAACTTTAATTTTTACAATATTTTGTCTAGATGTTCCTTCTAATACTTCTGCAGTTGCTATTGGTAGATTAATACCATCAGTTAGACTTAGAATAGCTCCTTGAGTATAAGAACTATCCTGATCAATTAGGATTGAAAATGTTTTAATTGTTGCAGAAAATGTGCCAGTGCTATTAAAAGTACCAATAACATTCTTCAGCACAATTAAATTATCATTTGCTACTGTACCAATTATCTCTCCATATGCTCCAGATGCTGGTTGAGTTAATGTATCATTCGCAAACAAATATGCATTTTGTACTACTGTTAGTTGTACAACTTTATTTTCTTTACTATACAAATAATTTACTGGTTTTCCTTCTACAGAAGAAACAATTGCTTCTGCTTCTTTTCCTTCTGTTCCAGAATTATCAAAATAAACTTTTGAGTTTATAGAAAAATTACTTGATGAATTGAGTAAATTAATTGAATCTACAGTTCCAGATTTTACTTCTGCAATTTGAGCAATAACTCCTTCACCATTTCTAGGCATTCCTGGAGTGAATAATCTTTTTGATTTTTTTGGAATATCTGCTTGATTTATATTTGAATTGTAATTACTATCTACTGGAAGTGAATAAAAATTTTCCCCAACAAAATATGGAAATTGTGGAATTTGGTTACTATTGATTGTTAGGAAGTAAGCATACGTTCCTTGTGGATAATCTGGAGTAATACAAAATCTACCATTATTTTCATCTAGTGAACCACTCTTATGAACATAGCGATAATCATTTACAAAAGATCCTATTGGATATGCTGATAGTGCTGGACCTTGAGGACGATTTCCATTCAAACTATAACTTGATGTCATCCTCACAATTGGTGATTGAGGATTTAGAGGATCTTCATGACCAAATGGACCATAAATTGGATTACCGTCATAAGCAAATCCAATTATTGGCGAGTGAGTTTTTGTGCTTGGTTCAGATCCAGCAAGATCGATATTATCACTTAAAACAACTCTTAGTGCTTTTGGATTACCTACATGAGCATATCCATATTCTAAAACATTATTATAATTCTCAAAAATATATCCATATTCTGTATCTAACTTTGAAGAGTATTTTACAAATCTATTTTTATTCCATTCTTTCAAGTATGGAATTCCAGCAGCTCCACGACCCACAGGAATAACATCTACAATTACTGTATCTTGATTATAAAAATTGCCCTCTTCAATTTTTACAAATCCTGTAATCTTACCATCTGTATTGACAACTGCAGTAAAATCTGCAAATCTTCCTCTTCCAGCATTATCTCTAATTCTTATCAAAGGTGGAGATGAATAATATTCTCCTGGGTTATCAATAATTAAACTGGTAACTTTTCCTTTCGTAACAACTGCTCTCACTACAGCATCTCTACCAGAAGTTATTACAACCTCTGGCGTTCTTGGAAAAACCGTATTTGTATTAACAATAATTTTTTCTACAACCTGTCCAGACAAAACTGATTTAGCTTGATTTGGTACACCATCTAAAAGAACAAATGGAGGTTTTTCATATCCAGTTCCTTGGGTATCTACCTTGATTTCTTCTAGAATACCAAATCTAATACTTTCTTCATCTTTATACCCGAAGATAGGAACACCATTCAATAAGATGCCAACATCTCTTTTTGGAGTTTTATAGACCTCAGTAGTTCTTGTCGAATTTTTTCTAAGAATACGAAGTTGTTTTTGATCGAGTAGTTCTTCATTTACAATAGAACCATCTAAAATTTTATAAGATGGGTAACTAGAACTTGCAACATAGTAATATTGATCGTCTTCAAAAATTGCAGCAACATCAGTTGTAACTTCACTCAAAGAATTTTGTATAGAAGGAATTGTAGGAATATTAACTGGAGATCCTTGATTCAAAATCCATCTTACTTGATTTGTACCAGACTTAACAATTTTTGGATCTGTTGTTTCAAACCCTGGATTTGAAATTTGAATTTCATCACCAATAAAAGAGTATGGTTGAGTATCTTGAGGAATTAAATTATATACAATTCCTAGACTCAGTAATTTTATTCCTGATCCTTCTAAGATTACTGGTTTATAAACGGTAGCATCTTTTGGGTGAAATACTGGTGTTGAACCTCTGCTTTCAATAATAAATTGAGTGGCAGTTTTACTGGAAAATTTAATAACTTCATTATTGATTAAAATTTCTCCAATTGGATTCCAACCTAATGTTGAAAATACGTTTACTCTTTTATTTGCACCACTAGAAGATTGTAAATCTTTTTCTAATCTTGTTTTTGTTGATACTGAAAATAAACCATTTACTGTTTCTGGAGCAAGAACAATATTCCAAATCTGTTCTCCATCACTTGTGCCATCAACAAATACATTATCAACAGTAGCTGAAGCATAACCATATTCTTCGGTTGGAAGTTGAACAATTGGTTCACCAATTAGAAGCTTCGGGTTTCCAGATATGACTTTAACTTTTAAAGCATAAATGCTGATCCAGTCAGATTCTGAAGTTTTGTAAGTAAAATCTCTTGGTTTATATACAGTTGGTTTTTCTTCTGATACCAGAGTATTAAAAATAAATCTGACACTTGAATCTGTGCCTTTTGATTTATAGAACTTTTTAATATTTTTGATTAGAGTTCTTTTATCAACTTCTCCTTTTAAGTATTTTTCTGGAAAAGCACCAAGGTATTGTGATTCAAAACTCTTGATTAAACCATACAGAAATAGATTGCTAATATTTGAAACAATACTTCCTGATAAATGAGTAGCAGAATCTGTAGATACAAAAACGCTTTTTTCGTAAATATCACCTAGCTGAGTATTTCCACTAATACCTCTAGAACAATCAGTTAGAAGATTTCCAGTTCTTTCGGCATAAAAAATAATTTCATCATCAATTTGTAGATATCCATTCTTTTCTGGAAATCCATCTGCATTATCTAATAAAATACTTGTATCAGATGCACTAACAGAATTGACAAGTGTTGTAGATTGTTGTAGAAGATTTTTTTCGTAAAAATCAATACTTGCGTACTTATCTAAATTTAAGGCAATATCAAGGGGTTGACCCTGAGATTCTTGCTGCTCATAATATTTTTGTACGAACTTAGTAAAAAGTTCATACTCAGAACTAATAAAACTAGGAAGCTGAGACTCAATAAGAGTTGAAATTTTCTTAGTCTTGACTGCCATTTAATTACTCTTTGTACGCAATAAAACTACTATTTGCTACATCTACATCAAGGTAAACCTCACGACTTACCTTGATATCATTTGAAGCAGGTTTGACTCTAACTGAAATTCTATTATCAAAGAAACTACCTTTTATGATAGTCAAGTTGTACATTTTTAGTTCGCCTTCTTCATAATCTATAACACCAATTTCCTTGTCTAGGACAACTTTATCGCCAGTTATTGCATCTATTCTATATAGAACAATTTTGCCATCCCTATCTTCAAGGAAGACATCAAATAAAGGATATTCGGTGACTCTAAATCCAGTTGTAGAAAGTGCTGGATCATCACAGTCTTTATCAAAAGCATTTTGAAAACAAATTTCATAATAGAAAGATGAATTGAGTTGAGGATAAAAATCTTTCCTCATCATGACTTCTGTTAAATTAGAGTTGATAGTTTTATCAGCATCATCTATTACACCAACTGCTTTACTATATCTAAATGTACCATTAAACTTTTCTGTGCCAGATGAATTGATATATTGTTGAAATGCTCCAATCACTTGTGAACTTATTTGTGCTGGAGTTTTATTTGTCTTACTTCCGTTATAGAAAATTTTACTTGTCAATTCAATAAAAAGAATTGACGGGTCAATCAATACAGGTTCAACTGAAGCTATAGAATATTTTTTAATTTCTGTAACAATTTCTTTTTTTGTTACTGCAGTAAGATACGATGCGTCTTTGGGTTTGACGGCAATAAAAACTTTTCCATACATCGGTGGGTTTTGATCCTCTCCACCAAATGTAATAATATCACTTACTGCTGGATAAATTCTACGAATAATTGCAGCATAATCTCCTTGTGTTACCGCTCTATCTTGAGCACCAAATGATAGGGGAGCATTATACTTGATTTTATCTACCGTCTCGATTTCTTCACCGCCAGCTGCAGCAATTGTACTATTGATTGTAATATCAAAAGCATTAGGAGAGGTGCCTGTGGGCGTCTCCAATAGTCCTGAAAAAACAAAAGCACTCACACCATTAGACGAAGGACCAGAAGTAACTAGGTACGTTACTTCGATACGAGTATTGTTCTCTAACTTTCTACCTAATACACCATCACCAAAGGTCAACTCATATCTCTCATCTTCAATTTCATTCAGAAAGAAAATTTTTGCTTTACCATCAACATTCAAGATATTATCAGATCTTAGATATGGTTCATTAAATGATCCACCGCCAGGATAAACTCTGACCTGAATTGTATTTGTATCAATTGATTCATTATCAAGAATGAATCTTTGAGATTTGAGAGAGTTAACTGTAAAATTATTTGTAACAAAACTTCCTTCTCTTAACTTTACATTTTGAAATACTGCAGTCTGATTTGCAACTTGTGCCTTAATATCAACTGGAGTGATGTATGAGTAAAGAACATTTTCATATGAACTGATAAATCCTGTTCCCTTCTTTAGGATCAGCTCAGTATCTAATGTCGGATTTGTGTAATTTACTGTAAAGTTTACATATGCAGTTGGAGAAGTAATTGACTTTGGTGTGTATCCTAACTGCTTAGCAATTGCTACAACATTATCACGTAGAGTTGCGCTGTCGATGAATAACTCATTAACAACCATGTTAGTATTAAATGCCGTATAATATGTGTTATACGCAAGAACATCAATTAGGTTACTTAGAACAGAACCTTCAAAATCATAATCAGTAAAATCTGTCTGTGCTCTTAGGTATTCCTTTAGAGCAATCTTAATATCTTCAAAGTCTAAATTGGCAACCTGTGTGTAAGGCATTTATCGAGTACTCTCTAGGAAAAATTCTACTGCCACAGGTTCATCATTTCTACCAACAATAATATAAGAGAGTTCAACTTGAAATCCATTTTCATCAGAATCTGGAAATGCAACTACAGTTTGAACAGAAATTCTTGGTTCATATTGAGTAAGCACTTTTTTAATCTCTAGAGAAATTAGAGCAGCTGTTGCAGAATCTAAAGGTTCAAATAATAAATCCAAAAGACGTGAACCAAGATTTGGTTGAAACACACGCTCACCAATACGAGTAAAAAGCAAACTCTGCACTGCTTGGGCAATTGCAGCATTATCTTTTATTACGATTAGATCGTTAGTAACAGGATGCTTTTTAAACGTGACGCTTAAATCTTTAAACGTCTGAAATGATGGCATTAGATGATAAACCGAGGCTAGTATTATTTATTCACTCGTGCCAACGTTCTACAAAATCATCAAATCCTCCAGCACCCCCACATGCCTTACTATAGCGATCTTCGGGAATAGGATAAAGTTCCTCTTTCCTTTTCATTTTTTTGTGCTGCTTCAAATACTTTTCACTATCAGTTTCAGTAATTAAAGTCATTCCTTCTTCAATAAAATCATTACTTTTATCTACTGGAAATAGTCCCATTTGTTTCTCCTAAAAAAAGAAAGGTAAATAGAACTTTTTATGGGGTTGCTATCCCGCTCGGCGTTTTGGTTCCTCGGAGAGATTATCTACCCTGACCACGATAACGCTTCTTAGGACCATTACGAGCTGTTGCACCCAAATGAGTGTTCTTCGAACGACCTTGACGAGTGCGCTTGGGCGGTCCTTCAATATAATTCGTTTTTACTAAACCAATCTTTGCTTTTGCCATAAAATCTTAAACAGGTTGTGTACCAATAATTATTTTAGCATATATCGAAGATACTGTCGAGGGACCTTCAACAATCGGTCTGATAGGAGGAACAGTTAGTGGAGCCGTTGACATTCCATCGCCTCCAACTGTTACCAGATTGCCTTCAAAAAACACCCGAGTATTTTGCACGGGAGTAATTGTAGGTCTCTGTATCGATGGTGGTGTTGGAATGTTAGGCGGTATTGGATTGAAACCAGCAACAGGTGGATGACTACCAGCAGATGTCTCTACATCCATAATTTTTATTTTCTCTGCTATTGTTTCTGGTTCGCCCTCAGCACCTGCATTAGGATTCGGTACATTTATTTTAATTGTCTCAAGTTCTTTCAAACTCCCACCAATCGGTTGAGCTGGAAATATTGTCGTCCCTATTACTGAGACGGTATCTAACATAAGAGGATTTATAATTTTTCCAGATCCCATTAGACTACTTTCGCAATATGTGCTAAATCTTTTTTAATTCCTTCTACATTATTATGTAGATAATCTAAAGTTGTAGAGAGTGTTTCGTAATCATTCGATAGTGGACGACGATACATCAACGAAGGTTTCTCTAATTTCGATAGGCGGCTCTCCAGATTCTCCAATTTCTTCGACAACTCCAGGAGCATCTCCTCCTGCCTTTGTAACAGCTCTGTTAAATTTACCATTGCTTGAGTCTCCTCTCATAAATGATTCAGCGGCACGAGTTTCAAAGGCGTCGCAGAATGCATCAAAATTATTTACTATACTATCAAAGTTTTCGAACTCGGGTTTTTCCATGATTTTTTCTGGCGGAAATTTTTTTCTTACAGGGGTTTTCAAAAAACCATTTTCAATAATATTTATCGCTCGTCTGGATACTTTTGTAGGTTAGGGGAGGTGCGGTATGGGACCCGCTCGGCCCTTCGGGTATAACGAAGGGGGGGCAATTTAACTGCCCCCTGTGTCTCAAACTGTGAGTTGCTTCGCTATCAATTTGCCAACGAAATCGTTCTTGACTTGATAAGGCACAGTGACCTGAAGATTCAGTCGTTCGTGCTTATAAATGAAGTGCTTTCCTCCGTTGCGTTCTTTAGTCCAACCGTTGATCTTTGCGATCTTGTGCAGTTGCTTGGTGGTCATGGTGTAGGGTATAGAGAAGGGGGGGGGTCAGTCGCAGGCGCTCCAGGCGCCTCTACGGTTGCGGCGTGGGCGCTTGGTGGTGCCCGTAACCTTGGTGCCTCTGGGGTCGCTGCCCTTGACGCTGGACCGAGATCCACCCACACGGGTCATCGTGAGATGCCACCGCTGAGGGCGGGCAGCAGGCAGGCGGGTGATGGTCATAGTGCCTGCCTCGATGGCGGCGGCGAGTTCGGAAGGGGTCATCGTTTGGTTGTCGATGTGGTTAGTCTAGAGGGTCAGCGTTGGATCAGGTCGCCTGTAGTGTACAGTGCCTGGGCTGTCACAGAGCGGACTGGTTGAAGCGGTCCCCACAATAGGATGACCGCTGCACAGATCAGGACGGTCCGCATCAGAGGTCCCCCATGAGGGAGTTCATCTCCACGCTGCAGATCTTGTCGTCATCCCATGCCACACCATCAGGGGTCTGCCCGATGTGGCGTCCGATGTGCCCGTGCATCATGCAACGCACGAACTTCTGCCATGGGGTCTCATCAGCACCGCAGAAGGTCACACACGCCTTAGCGGTATTGTAGAGGAACTCGTCGTTCTGAACCCAGAGAGAAGCGTTCCAGGTTTCGTAGTTTGCCCAACCGTTGTAGGTCGTCATGGGTTGTCTCGTTTGGTTGATGGGTTTAGTCTACAGGGTCAGGGGGTCAGCGACCATCCCAGCAGACGGTTTCCCAACCGTCACGCTCAGCACGGCGGCGGTCGTAGGCGTCTGCATCCATCAGGTCGTCATGCTCGGGAAGCATCCACCCATCGGGCAGGGTCTCGTATTGACCAGTCTGGAAGTTGTAGCGAGTGGGTTGGTTGTTTTTCATGCTGATAGTATGGCACCCCTTGGAGGGGTTTGGGGGGTTAAGTGGACAGTTCGCCAACTGTCAGTACAGGATCTGGAGATCGTCCAGGATCACCCCATCCTTCCGAATCTCAGCGTAGACGAACTCGTCTGCCTTGATGGCGAGCAGGCGCTGCGCCTCTGCCCAGGTCTCGCAGTCGATGGATTCCCAGGGGTCAGAGGGGACGAAGACGGTGAAGCGGGTTTGATTGAGATTTTTCATGCTGTCAGTCTACAGGGTCAGCGGGTGCAGTTGGGGGTGCTGAGGGACAGATTGGGAGGTGGCACACGATAGTCGCTGACGGGCAGGAGATGGACTAGCCAGGACACCGCCACCACACCAACGGAGCAGCACAGCATGGCAGCGATGGTACGCCGCAGGTCGTTGTCAGTGGTCATCAGGCGACAACCTCCAACCAGGCGATAGGGTTGCCAGAGGTGAGACGCCACACGATCATAGGAGCGCCTCCCTCGTCAACTGACCAATCGAAGGCGATGTCCCGAGCGGTGTCGAGATCAGGGGCGAACTCTGCACCGTGCTGATCAAAGGTGCCGAAGGACTTGGGTTGAATTGCGAAGGTCATTGGTTTTGTGTTGATGCTGTTAGTATGGCAGCGCCAGGAGGGATTTGGGGCAGTTAGTGGACAGTGCCTCCACTGTCACATGCCGTTCAGGAAGTCGTGCAGCGCCTCCCTATATTCTGCCTCAGTCTGAAAGACTCGCCCATGGATCTCCCGAGGGTAGGTCGCCTGGGGGGCGGGTGCCTTGCTGGGTTCCTTGCCCTGGGAGAGGATCTGAGCGACGTAGGGGTTGTTGGTTTTGTTCATGCTCTAATCATACACCCCGCAGACGACCGATCAACCACCTGAGTGCCACTTGTTGAACTGTCACACCGCCAGTCTTGACGACAGGCAGAACGGGCACAGTGTAAGATGCAACG